TTAGCAGCTGCTGCAGCTGAAGTTCCTGACAAAAAAGTCATACTTCCTCCAGCTACACCTGGCCCAGAAGCCTCTCTTCTAATTTGAAATGTATTAGCATCAGCCTTTCCAAACGAGGCTATCAATCCTGCAAAGTTTACAATATTAGAAGTACCGTCTTTTAAATCAATATCACCTCCATCTGCGTTTATCTCTATATCACCAGATGAATCTAAGGTCATGTTTCCAGTGTTTGCAATAGTTAATGCTCCACTATCAGTTAAAGTATTACTAGCATATGTTAATGTAGATTGAATGTTAAGGGTATCAGTACTTGCAAATGTAGCTACACCATTAACTGTTGTTCCATTTAATGTAACCTTTGTATCTGTATCTACCCATGGTACATTAACTACCATTTGATCATCAGAATTTAATTGCACACCATATGTTCTTGATGCTGTAGTACTCACAGCTGTACCCGCTACTGATTGTACTGTATTACTAAATAATTCAACACCACCTCTTGTAGTTGCTGTAGCTTGTGGTAAAGTGTAAGTAGTATCAGTCCATGGTACATTTACTACAGCTTGATCACTAGAATTAAACTGTATACCGTAGGTTCTAGCCGCAGTAGCAGTAACTGCATTTGCTGCTACACTTTGTTCTGTGTCATCTTCTATTTTTAATAACCCTAAAACACTAGATGTAGCAGGTAAATATGTGGTATTAGTATCATCTTTCCATGTTATAACTCTACCATCCCAAGTCAATACTTGACCTGCTGTAGGTCGGGTGTCATTTATATTACTTACAAACAACACCTTCTCTACAGTTAAATCATTTAAAACTTGTACTGTTTTAAATCTTTCGGTATTTCTGCCTAAATACTCCACTTTAGAATTTGTATTTTACCTCGCCATTTTGGATATATATTCCTTCTGGTTTTCTTATAACTTGTCCATTTAAATTATACATAATATCAGATCCAAAAGATCCTTTCATTATTTCTATAATTTGTGAATTACCGCATGGTTCATTTGTATCGCAGTCTATATATTCAACTACAAAAAATTCTACATACTCTGTTTCTATTATTGTATCAAATACAGTAACTTCTACATATTCAATAACATCTACAAATAAAGTATCTAAAGCTCCTTCCATCCATAGTGTATCTGTAACATATATGTATTCAGGAACAAATACTTCTACTTCTACTGTATCTATAACTATCTGTGTTATATACTCTGTTTGTATAATAGTATCAAAAATAAAGTTATCTACGTATAATGTATCTGTTATAAATACTGGTACATCTACATATACTGTATCACATGGTTCTACAGGTGGTTCACAGTTTATAGGTAGAGTTGGTTCTGCCCCATTCTCATCCCCTGCATCTACACAATCTTCCCATCCATCATTTAACCAAGAAGTTTGTACACACCCTAATGGAGCATATTGAGTCCAGTTAGCTGGGTCATCACCACAATAAAAACCCTGTTGCTCTGCACAGTTTAAACATAACTCTTGGAAATCGTAACCTTGTGCATTGACGAACGAGCCAATAAACACAAGTAATATATATATAATTCTTTTCATTCTTTAAAATATTAAATAGTTAAAACCAAATTTAACATCAAAGATTGGTTTACCCCAATACTTTTGATGGGTGCCTTCTACAAATATACCTAAATTTTTCGTAATTCTAGCACCCAGAACCATTCCAGCATCCCATTCAAGCATATCTTTACTATTCTCATAAACATAAGAATATTCATCTAAGCCATAATGATATGGCATTACATTAGTCCAAGCATGTAACCAAAACTTAGGTGTATGTTTATAATAAGCTAAACCAAATACAACACTAAGTTCTTTTTGATCTCCTAATTTTTCTAACTCCTGTTCATTAAATCTGGCAACTGCATCTCCAAAAAAGTGGTGGTAGAATTCATCATTGGAGGTAGCTATCAATAACGAATCCCCACCACTAACGTCATACCAGTTCTGGTTGACGTAAAATCCTTGGACCCACTGTTCTGGTGCATATCCAAAATCTTCTGCTAGATCTTGAAATGTATTTTCTCCTGGTACCCAAAAATCATCTATAGGAGAAAATCCGTACACAGGATGTACACGTAAAACTCCACCTATTGTAAAATCCCAGTTACCTTTAGTTACCCTATATCTCGTATCAAACGAAGTATATTTTAAATCTATTCTTTGGTTATTTGTATATTGTACTTTAGTTACGCAGCTATTTCCCAAGTATCTAAGCCAGAAATTCTGCTCAGTAAACTTATCACCACGATTACGTATAAACGAATAATTAAATAAATACTCCCAACCAATAGAATTACCAATAGTGACATTATCTGCAATATTGTCTTCAGTACCATAATACCATGTTTTAACTTTATATTCATAATCAAATCTTGCTATTTTTCTTAACCCTATAGTTAAATTATAGTCATAGGGATTAACATCTGTCACTTCAGTATAACCTTTATCTACTGCTGTATAATCTTGATCTTCTATAAACGATGTACCTGTAGACACCGATGTATAAAAGGTAGAGTATTTAAAAAAGTTATTTTGTGCACAACATTTCTTTGGTGTAGCGCATGATACTAGTAAAATTACTAGTAATAATATTATTTTTTTCATTACTTATTTTCTTTACTTTTTTTTATTTTCATTAAATCTGCGCATTTTTCATAGTCCTCTTCTCCTTCGAAGTATTCTATAAGCGCTGTAAAATTAACATCTTCTTCTTCTAATATATTATAAGGTAACATTATCTCATCTTCTGTATCCACAAGATCTTCAAATGTAGCTTTTTTTGTTACAATTAAATAAGCATAATTCATTGCTTCTGCTAATATTTCATGATCATATTTTTCTCTAGGCATAGTCTACATATTTAATTGTAACTTCTTCTCCTGCTTCTAATGCTGCTGCAATGGCAGGATAAATTCTTGCATAATTTTTAGAAGAACTTCCTATATAACCGTTCTTCTCGACTTGGTTGTTTTTCTGTGTGTCCCCCACAAGTAAGCACCCACTCGTGTGTTCATCAGTGTTACCACAATGAATAAGGATATACTTAAAGTTAGGAACGTCAATAACATGAAGAGTCCCCCTATGAATATCAGCAAAACGTGTAGTATAATTTTCATGTATTCTACCATGCGTCCTAAGTATAACTTTATACTCTCCCGCAGGTATCCTAGTTTCATGCATAACTTTTTCATTTTTACTATCTCTATATTCATCTTCTAATGTGTATGCTAAAAATTTTTTATTATCAGGATCCGTAACATCAAACAACACTCCCGATGTTGAGTCCGCCTCACTGCTTATTCTTATTACTTTTAATTTCATTTCGTTTTTTTATACTTCTTATTAATTTTTCCAAATACTCCCCAAAACTTCTAATTGACATGCATTCTAAAGTCATCATTACTTCACCTCTAAAACATAGAGCACTGCCATGTAAATCTAAAGTTTCTGCTCCGCCTATTTTGCGTACTAATACTTTTTTATTATCTTTTATAGTTTTAAAATTGTATTTATCTTTTAATATTTTTCTTGTTATTGCCATATCATTTGTTTTTTTGATTTGCCAAAGTCAATGGCCATCTATTATCAGGACACGTTGAAGTGGCCCATTTTGCTTTCATCTCTATAAAACATCCGCACTTTGTACATTGAGTATCTTTTCTAAAAGGACAAACTTCACATATTTTTAATCTAGTTTCATACTGAGTTTCTGAAACATTCTCCATCCCACTTCTAACATAACTAGTTGCTGACTTAGCAAAAGTAAATGCTCTTCTAGCTAGGCTAGGCATTTTTTGTGGTATACTAGCTTTATTAGCATCAGTTTGTTTTGGTTTTTTCTTGTTACATCCGCATCCCATAATACATAATTTTAACGTTCATATAATCCTATATCACCGCCACCTCTGACACGTGAATCAGTTTTAATTTCTTTTTTAATCTTATTCTCTAGTTTATCTAGACTTTCAACAATACTACCAACCTTTTCTAAATTAATAGCTACGTCTTTAGCATTGTATAAAGGTTTACCATTCTCTCCTTTTTCTAAAAAATCTATATTTTCAAAATAAGAAGTAAGCTTATCTACAGCTCCTTTGGCAGACTTCATTAACCTCATTGTATGAGTTTCTTGAAATTCTAAATACTTACCCATGGCATGTTTAATATCTTCATCTTCTTTCCATTTAGGATCTTTCATAAAATCATTTAACACAACTTCCCTTCTTTTTAAATTAGGATAAGCCATATAAGGGCTATTAAAATCGCACATAAAAAATATATACGCTATTTCTTTATTAGCCTTTTCTTTAGACTTTGTTTTATCTCGCTTCCATACTTTATTAAATATTGGAATCGCTAATGATTCCGCATTTAATACTACTTGACCATCTCTTAGATCGAATAATGACGCCATACTTTTCTAATTGTATATATTACTAATCCTACTATAGGAATAATTGTTATTAAGTTAGGATGGGATTCCCCGCACAGTCCTAACATATGTTCTATAAATTCTATCATATTTGTCTACGTTTACGATCCATATAATCTTGAGTCTTTTTACTCTTGTTTATAAGACCTGGGTTTTGAGGATTATCTAAACTATTTGTTTGTTTTAATCCTTTTATTTCTTTATCTGTTAAGTATCTAATATTTTTTCCATACTCTTCTCCTCCTTTTAACCTGGGATCTAATTTAGTATTTACAACTTCTTTTGAATAAGTAGTTAATTTTTTATTATTATAAAATTCTACAAAAGTTTTACCTGCTATATTACCATTAGGTTTTTTTAACTCTTTCTCTATTTCTTTTAATATTTTATTGATATTCTTCATTCTCACTATTTTTAGTAACACCATTTATATCTGGTTGCATAAAGTCTGGAAGATCTGTTTTAGCTTCTGCTATCTTTCTCATACGTTCTGGTAATCTTTTTATTTTACGTTCATAGTAATCAATCTTAGCCTGCCATACACCTACTTTAGTCTCATCCGGATTTTCTTTTGTTTTTTCCGCCTGTAATTCTTGTCTATACATATCAAGATCTTTCTTGAAATTATATAAAAGAGCTTTCTCTATTGAATCCCTATGTTCTCTCTGTCTCGCCATTTATTATATATAATCTTTTTGGTTTAACCTTAAAGACCCCAAAATGATGGAGTCTTATTTTTACACACTCGTCTGTTTCCATACAATCTTTAACAAACTTAAATTCTGATCTAACTATACTTTCTATTACAAAAGGAGGTAAATCATATTCTTTAGCTAATTGTTTTATTATATCTTTCATACATTAACTTAAGAATTCTTGGTTATACTCTAATGTTACTACATCTGAAGTAACAGGTCCCCATCCATCTAAACCACTACTAAAGTCACTAGTATAAGTAAACAATAAAACACCTGATGCATTAAATACTTTAAAAACAATATCTTTAACCCAAAATACTGCACCGACTGAAGGTTTATCAAAAGCAACAGGCCAATTAATTCTATAAATATTGTTATAAGGAGCACTAGGTGCACCACCAGAATTGTCTGTAACAACTTCAGTTAATGTATCTTGAGCAATAGGATCAGTAGAAGCCCCATACCCAAAATAAACAAAACTTGTTGTAACTGGATCTCCCTGGTCATCCGTACCATCCCAATTACCTCCTGTTGTATTTTGTAAATACATTTTAGCAGAAGTTTGATGATAATCTCCCGCAGTTTCTGTATACCCACCACTTATAGTTTTACTCATACCAGCAAGAGCAATAGCAGACGGATCAGCAGTAAACGTACCTTTTAACCAACCAACATCTGGTACAACCGTTGCTATAGGTTCTGTTACAAATTGCACTCCCAATCCTAATCCTATACCTCCCATTACGCTGCGTCTATAGTTACTGCTCCTAATGAATACCCTATTATTATACCACTGTCTAATTCTATATCATTAAAATTTCCATATAACATTGTACCCGCAGGCACAGTAATAGTACCAGGTAAAGCTGCATCTGATCCCCATGGTAGGTTATCTCCTTGCCAGCATTCTGATGTATCTATTACAGATTCTGTTAATGCGTATAATGCATAGAATGGTCCTACGTGTCTTTTTACACCAGTAATGTATGTTACTACACCCTGTCCAAACTCTTTCTTATCGTTAATACGTATAGATTCGTTTAATATACTTTTCCATGTCCTTGCCATTATTATCTTTTTATTTATTATTACTATTTAGTTGCGGGTGTTGGAATCGAACCAACCTAGACGGGCTAATGAAACCCGTGAGTAACCACTACTCTAACCCGCTATACTGTTATGATTATCAATTTCCATATAATCAAAATCTGATTTAAATGGATCGTTATGATTATAATTACCTTGTTTCTGATCTATAGTAGGAGTACCTAATATGAATCCTACTTTGTTATAATCTTTATCTCTAACTGTCCATAACCATCTGTTTGTACCATCTTTTAGTAGATGGGTATACTCTGCTTTAAATTTACTATTAGTAAATATTTCTAAAGCTTCTTTTCTATCTACATAGGATAAAGCTCTAAACTTTGCATGGGTACACTGATAAAAATCTTTATCATGTTCTTTTTTTTGCTTATCAGTTAACTTACTCCAAGCTTCAGCCCTCTTTTTTCTTTTTTCATGTAATGCATCCATTAATCATATTTTTATATCTCTACCCCAAAATTAAATACCATTAATCTAAATCTTGAACATTTACAATCTTTTTCACACATTGATGAAAAACACATATAAAATTCCAGAATAGTTAATGTTCCAAATCTTAATGATATATCTATCTTATTCTTTTTATTTCCCTTTTTCCATGAGTTTATAAAATTCATTTCGCTATAGTTTATTAGTTATTAGAATCCAAATATAATAAAATAAATTAAAAAAAATAATTTTCTATAATATTTTTTTCATGGTAAGTATTCATAGATGCAGACCATTATTGAAAACTCCCCCCGGGCCCAACGCGCAATCAAACCCCCCGTGGGTCGAAATTAAATAGATCTATCACCTTCACTAATATTAGATATGAAAGATACTAATCTTCCATCTAACGCTTTCACTACAGTTCGTGGTCCTTACACACGTAAGGCTGAGAATGGTGGTGGTGAGATCTTAGTTCTTGAGCAATCAGGCAAGGTAACCAATGTTGATACCAACACAGGTGAGCTTACTGTTGCTAACAAGACTGAGTTCATCATGTACAATCAAGAGGTACATGAGGCTATCATGAAGATCATGGCTGATAAAGGCTATGTGATCCTGAAGTAAGCGTTAGAGTAGCAAGCAACAGTCCAGCAAGACAATAGCTTGGGGAGTTCCCGCACACTCTCTTACTCAGTGCGGGCCTTATGGGTTTATTGTGTTTTTTTTATTAGATCCATGACCTTCACTAAACTTTGGTAACTAATATCTAACTGATCATGAATGATAAAGAATTAACTTATGAAGAGCTTCTTGATGAACTCTATAATGATAAAGATAGCTATGAAACAGGCTTCTAATTGTCTGTTTCTAGCTCAATCTAAAACTCTTTGGTTAGAGATGACTAATTAATTATACCCTCATATGAATGTAACATTTGATTAATTAGTCTTTTTTTTTATAGATCAAAGACCTTTACTAAAGTTGGGAATAAACATAACTACTAAAGAGAGAATACAGAGAATTATATTCCTGATTGTCTCATTAAAACAAATCTAACCACAGAGTGAAAGCATAATTACGAAAGTAAATGTATTCTCTTACAGTAGTCTATGTATAGACCCACATTTTAATCAATTTAAACATAACCCTGATTACTATAGTATTAATATATATATAGCGAAAGTATAGTAATCTACAAAACGAAGAGCACAATGATATAACCGTGCAACAGTCAGTATGGAAGACTTAAAAAATAGAATCAATCAGTTCACAACTACTATGAATGTAGGAGAATGTGCACTACTAGCAGTTCAGCGAGTAAGAAATGTACACAAAGACGGTGTAGATACTGGACAACCTCAATACCAAGGTAACTTTGGTGAAATAATGAATGTAAGCAACAATAATAACAATAGTGCATTACAGCTATTAAATTTAGACGATAGTCGATTTAAGCGTGGTGCAAGACGTGCGTGGGTACTGTCTACAGTTAAACAATTAACTGAAATTGCTAAAAACAGTGGTATTACATTAAAACAAGAGGATATTGACAAATTACAAATAGGTGAAGGCTTATTTGTAGGTGCAAAGAATGCTCATCTAAAAATGGGTGATAACCAACATAACCTTAAGCTAGAAATCTTAGAAACATTTGAGATGGATAGTTATCAAGCTCAAGACCCTGAAAACAGGTGTAAAAGAGCTGGTAAGGATGGTCCTATCATTTATGGTGACAATAATGGCACTAGAGCAATGATATTTAGTAATGTCAAAGTTAATATGGAAACACTTAACACTAAAACAGGAGAAGTAACTAGAACTGTATCTCACACATTAATACCTGAGATGCAAGAAGCTGCTATGACTGTTGAAGCAAATGTTACATCTGAGAAAGCATTTGATGACATTCTAGATAGAAGACTATAATCTTGCTGGATGTATGATTGACAAGTAATGGACGCTATAGCTACCGTTCATTGCTTGTTAGTTATATTTATAGCGAAAGTAATAATTTATAAAAATATATAAAGACATGAAACAATTAATTTTATTTATGCGAGAGATTGTATTAATCAGCATTGCATTCTTTGGTATGATATACTGTTTTACAGTACCGTTCCAAATAATGTATAAAATCATACCAACTACTCCACTTACGGGTAGTTTCTTATTTGTAGCATCATGGGTGCTATGCTTTGTTTTATATTGTTTGTTAGACGAGATAAGAATTAGCTATTCTCAAGGACAAGGAATATTTAGAAAACTAAAACAATATCAAACCTATTAGTGGGGTAAGATGTATTAGTAATAATATGTTAGGATGTTTTTGGCTAACCCATAGTGTGTATAAAGCCTCTTTTTGTGTCCTCATTAATCCCCACTAATACTTATTAACTATATGAACAGGTTGTATTTAATTATTAACTACCAGTTATACTTTGTGTGAATAATACGTTCCCTGTTCATATAGTTTTAATAAAAATATAAACAATGACAAGTGTTGAGCCGTGAGGCTGCATTAGACATGAGATTAAATCCTCATGTACCACGGATAAGATCCAAATGGTCTTGTAAAGCACGTCACCAGGTAGATCATGTATCCATTGCCGTAGGGTTTTCGATATGTTTTTGTTGTTTGCTAATCTAATGAGTCATATATACATAGTTGAATAAAACTTATTCTTGGATAACAAGGGTATGTAAGTTATCAGTTGAGTATAGACTACATTAGCGTGTGAACTCTGGACTGCTCTGATCTTGTCAGTGTTTATGTATGAGCCAGTGATATGATTAGATAATAAAGATAGGCCGGCCAGCTTATCGCGGGAAAGTAGTCTTATAGACGACCGAACACAATAGTGTTTAACCCATTATTATTGAAAGTATCACTAGGCTTATACGCTTAAAGCAAATACTATTATCATAAGGATAATGTATAAATATTTAGTTATGTCTATTCTCATTGAGTACAATATACATATCTAATGTTAAACTAATGTTAAACTAATATTAAATAATAATTAAATTATGAATAGTAAAATAGGACATACATATGAAGAAATTATGCCTGTAGATATAGAATATACTTACGTTAAGCCTGGATATAAAAAAGTATATAATACAGCCAAATTAAAAAGAAAGTTTGATACTTTATTAAAACAATTCCGGGCGTATAATAAAAAGAAATGATATGAAAATAAATTTAAAAGGAGAATTAAATAAGAAATATGAATATCTTATGAATTTAAGTCAGAATCCTAGTAAGAGGAAGACTGAGCTACCTTATGCTGTTGAGGTATTAGATGCTAAATTAACGGAGTTAGAAGCTTCATTAGATAGTATTAAAAAAACAGCAAGCAAAGATGATATAAATATAATCGAACACAGATCAACAAGTTTAAAAGCTGCTATAACCTGTTTAATAATAGGAACATTATAATGGTAGAAATAGCTATAATAAGTTTTATTGCAGGGCTAGCAATGGGCTTTTATTTTTGTATATTTGTAAATGATTTTATTGACAAAAATTTAAAATAATACACACATCAGCACCAAATAAATGTTTGAGATGACATTGTTGGAATATGTTTGATGTTTATACATTGAAAGAGCATGCTAGTTACTCGAAACATGACTGTGTTTTTAGGTTCGACTCCTAGCATCTCAACATTTTTTTACATTACAATCATAAATTAATCAGAAACTGTAGGCATAGTTATAAATTAATAAAAGATTAAAATGATTGGAACAAAAATAATAATGGTCATGGTGACCGCTGTAATGCTCTTTGCTGTTTGGCGAGTACTTACAGGTAATTTGAAGGATGAATAGTATCATGAGTTATATGAAATGGTGTTCTTTGTTAGATCAGGAAGATTTAACAGAGATGAAAAAATTGCATAAAGAAGCAATAGATAATAATAGTGATACTATTACATTCTTAAATGTAGAGTATAAAACAGAATATGTAGAGTCCGTTATCAGTTATATTGAAGACTTTGGTCTTAATAATAATATAAATAATCATAAAGAAGCGGAAGATCTAATTTATTAAATAATATGAACCAGCATGCGGTAACGCAGAAGTAATAATAATAATATGAGTAAAATAATATTAGTAACGGATCAACACCCGTTAGCAAATAGTCTATGTCCTTTTGAGTTAGGGACAATAGATGAGTGTGTTGAGTATATATCTAAACAAGAAGTCGTTGGGGTAGATACAGAAACTGATGGTAAAGACTTCACTCGTAAGAAAATAGTTATGTTTCAAATTGGAACAGCTGATGTTCAATATGTTATAGACACAAGAACTATATCTATTGAACCATTACGAGCTTATCTAGAAGGATCTGCAACTAAAATATTTCATAATGTTAAATTTGATTATAAATTTATTAAATCAAATTATAATATAGAAGTAAATAATATATATGACACCATGTTGGCTGAATGTATATTACATTGTGGAAAAGATAAGTGGGGCTACAGCCTTAATAGTTTAACTCAAAGATATCTGGAGATATCACTTAACAAAGAGGTTCGAAACAAATTCATCGGATTAGAAGGTAATCCTTTTACATCTGAGCAAATATGTTATGGTGCAGAAGACGTCCAATTTTTATTAAAAATAATGGATATACAGTTGAAAGAGATACAAAAGTTAGATTTGTATACTTTGCTGTTGCTCGAAACCAAAGCATCTCTAGCATTTGCTGACATAGAATACAATGGTCTATGTTTTGATAAAGAATCTTGGCTTGACAATGCAGTCAACAATGAGGGTTTGGTGCAGGAACTAGCTTTAAAATTAGATGATGAAATTATAGTTAACAATATGAACAATTTCATTGATGATTATGTACAGCTTGATATGTTTACACCAGCAGATGAACTGAGAAAAGTCAATGTTAAGTGGTCTTCTCCTTTACAAGTAAAGCGAGTTATGAACTCTTATTTAGATATAACTTTAGAAAAAGTTAATGCTTTTGAGTTATATAAATACAAACATAAACCCTTGGTTGCCAAGTACTTACAGTATAAGGAGAAACAAAAGATATCTAGTACATACGGTAAATCATTTACAAAGTACATAATGAAAGATGGTAAGGTTAGAACCAGCTTTTGGCAAGTACTCAATACTGGACGTGTGTCTAGTGGGTCCAAAGAGGATCGTAAGCCTAATATGCAAAACATTCCAGCCAGGAATGAGTTTCGGAATTGCTTCACTGCAAGAGATGGATACAGTATTGTATCTGTTGATTATAGTGGGCAGGAGTTAGCTATTATAGCTTATGGTTCTCAGGACCCTGTATGGATTAAGTGTAGAAAAAACAATGAAGATCTACATTCAGTTTGTGCAGAGCTAGTCTTTGGGGATAAATGGCGTACAGGTGATAAGAAAGCATTAAGAACTATGATTAAGACTATAAACTTTGGTTTAGCTTATGGTATGAGTAAGTTTAAATTGTCTGATACATTAAATATTAGTGTAGATGAGGCTGATAAACTTATAAAGAAATACTTTAGCGCTTTTCCAAATATTAAAGCATTCTTAAATAAACTAGGACAGTATGGTGTAACCAATGGATTCATTAGAACGTTTAAACCTTATAGAAGGATTAGATGGTTTCCTGGATGGTATAAAGGTATAGCCTTTGCTGCTCAAGATTTTAAGACTAAAGGTTCTATTGAGCGTGCTTCTAAAAATACTCCTATTCAAGGTACTGGTGCAGATATGATTAAACAATCTATGATTCTTATTAGAGAACATATTAAAAAGTTTAAACTGCCGTGTTATATGGTAACACAAGTACATGATGAGATAGGTGTAGAAGTAAGAGATGATTTTGCTGAAGAATGGGCAAAATTACAGTGCAGGCTAATGAAAGAAGCTGGCGCAATGATTATCAAAGGGTTTGATATGACTGTAGACTATACAATAACTAAAAAATGGAGTAAATAATATGGAAACAATGTCTAAATCAAAAGATAAAATTCAAAGACAAGGTCTAAATATATGGTGGGATAAGCCGTGGTACGGCAGGGGGACCCTACAATATGCTACCGGAACCGGTAAAACACGTTGTGGAGTGTTGGCTGCGGCTTACATCGCCAAAATAACTAATATGGAAGCTAGGATATTAATATTAACTCCTACTGAAACTATTAGAGATAGATCATGGAAAGATGAATTTTATAAATGGGAAGAAGGTGACGTCTTCGAACAATGTGTTAAATGCGTATGCATTCAAACAGCATATAAATGGATGGGTCATACATTTAATTTAATAATAGCTGATGAGATTCATAATTATATGAGTCCAAAGTTTGTTAATTTTTTTGTAAATAACAGGTATCAGAAAATATTAGGACTAACTGCTTATGTAGATAAAATCAAATTACGTATTTTATCAGGTATAAGTCCTATTATTCACAGTGTTACAACTAACGAAGCAGAAGATCTTGGATTGATTAGTCCTTTCAAGATATATAACGTGCCAATTAAGTTAACAACTTCTGAATTATCTGAATATACAAAGGCTGATAGAACATTTAACTCTTTATTTCCATATTTTAATAAGGATCTAAAGACTATGTTCTCTTGTATGAACCCAGCCAATTATAGTATATTTTTAAAAACTAAAGGACATGTGTTAGATAATACTAATTCAGGTTATCCTTTTATGTGCAATGCTGCAATGACTAAGCGTAAGAACATTATTTATAATGCTCAAGCTAAATTAGAAGCAGTTAAATATATATCAAATATGAATCTTGAGAGAAAAGCTATTATATTTTCTCAGACTATTGAATTTGCTGACAAAGTCACAGATGCGTTAGATAATTGTGTAAGTTTTCATAGTAAAATTTCTAAAAAGAAACGAACTATAAACTTAGATTTATTGAAAAGCGGGAACTCAATAACACGAATATCTACTGCAAAGGCTTTGAACGAGGGTATGAATGTACCTGATATTTCCATGGCTATTATAGCTAGTGGGACAAGCAAAACAAAAGATATGATACAGCGAATAGGCCGTACTGTTCGTTGGGAAGATGGCAAGCAGGCTCTGATTTATCGTATCTATGTTGAAAATAGTCAAGAGGAGAAGTGGATGGCTTCCTCTCAAGAGGATTATAATGTTAAATTTTTAAATATTAATGAATATGAAAACAATTCTTGAAGTCAAGGATCATCTTCGTAAGCATTATGAGTCTGGAACTAACTGTCCCGCTTGTGGACAGTTGGTTAAGGCTTATAAACGGAAGTTGAATTCTAATATGTGTAGAGCATTAGCAATAATATACTCTAGAACAAAAGGTGCAGGTATGTATATACATGTACAAAATGAATTTACTCTCTTAGGATTGAGAGCTACTGCTATGGATTACACTTATTTAGAAAAGTGGAAATTTATAGAGTCTAATCCTGATAAAAATGGTCATTGGAGAGTAACTGATAAAGGTAAAGCATTTGTAGAAGATACTATAGTTGTACCAGCTTATTGCTTGGTATATGCTGGTAACGTATATGAATGGTCTACTGATACAGTAAATATGACTGAAGCTCTTACAACACGTTTTAAGTTAGAAGACGTGCTAGATTTAAAAAAACTAATACTTAATAAAGATGGCTAAAATATGGGATGAAGGTATAAATAATATACCATACGAAGCTATAGAAGATTACTATGAGTATAAAGGCAGACTTCTTGAGAAGAAGGTCTATACTGTTGGTAGTCAGTTGATTACAAGTTATAAAAAAATTAAGCCTGTAGTAAATGTACAGAAAGTTAAAAGAAAATCTTTTAAGATTAGACTATCTGGTAGATCTACAGATTATATATCTCCTAGTTTTGGACATGGTTGTTTATATAATTGTTCTTATTGTTATATGAAGCGTAATAAACCTAATGGTTTATCTATTGCTACAAATACAGAAGAAATATTATCAGAAATAAACAAACATGCTTGGTTTGCTCAAATGGAAATAGCCAAACCTAATCAGACACATAAAACTTATATTACTTATGATATTAGCTGCAATGAAGATTTTGCTCTTCATGCTAAACATCACGAGTGGCGTAAGATATTTAAGTTCTTTAGAGATCATGATACAGCAATGGGTAGTTTTGCAACTAAATATGTAAACCCAGATCTAATATCATTTGACCCTAAAGGTAAGATTAGGATTAGATTTAGTCTCATGCCACAGTGTAAAGCTGATATACATGAGCCTAATACCTCCAAAATTATAGATCGTATAAAAGCAATTAATGCTTTTATTGATGCTGGATATGATGTGCATGTTAATTATTCTCCTATTATAGTTTATGATAAATGGTTAGATGACTATGAAGAACTATTTAATATGATGAATGATTATGTAGATTATAAAAGTGAAGTTTTAGCAGAGTGTATATTTTTAACACACAATGAAAACAGACACAATTATAATCTTGTACAAAATCCTAAAGCAGAAGAAGATTTATGGAAACCTAATGAGCAAGAATTTAAAACTTCTCAATATGGTGGTACAAATCTTAGATATAGATCAGGCTTAAAAAGACAGTTTATAGACCAGTTTATTAGACTACATAACAGAGTTATTCCTTGGAATAAAATTCGTTATATATTCTAGTAAATAGTTGTGTATAAACTATAAATTAATTATCTTTATAAACTCAAAAAAATTTTCCGATATGAATATAGAAATCAACGTTCTTGGTTTGATCAAGAACAAATTAACCGCGTCTCAATATGTGATGTTAAACTTACTATTTGAGAACAATGTTGATTTATTCGTGAAATATGTAAATCTTTATAGTTTTGCTAAAAGAGAAGTTCAAGGACTAGTGGATCAAGGGTATATATTATCCTGCGATCCACAAAATCCTTTGACTTGTATAACTCTTGCAAGAGACAAAGTAAGAAAATTATTAGGAGTAGAAGAATCTTATTTTACTGAACTATTTGCTGCATATCCTGTTAAGGTATATAATGGTAGATCAGTAAGAGTGTTAAGACCTTCTAGTATATCTGCTAAAAGTGCTATTGTATGTAAGCAAAAATATGATAGAATTGTAAAAGGTAATCCTTTAACTCATACTTATATACTTGCTTGTTTAAAGAAGGAAGTTGAACTAAGAACACGTGGTGGTAATATGCCATACATGCATGCGTTAGAAACTTACTTAAATAAAAATGCTTGGGATGCATATGCTAGTTTCCTTGAAGCTGAAGTTAATACATCTACTAGCGGTGACACTAAATACGGAGAAGATTTAATATGACACAAATAAATAAACCAAGATTGCAATATACTAGCATAAAGAAAGCAGCATTTGATGCTGTGCAGTATATTGACGACAGAAGAAAAGGATTAATTAAATCCTTAAGGACTCCATGGTCTAAATATAATCATGTGAGTATGGATGGAATAGAGTGGAACACTATACATACTATAGCGGGTATGTCTGGTAGTGGTAAAACTGCTATTATAAATCAATTAGAAACAGAATTATTTCAATTAAACACAGAAGAGAAGTTTGCAGTACTATCATTTAATTTCGAGATGCTAGCTCGTCAATTAGTGAGTCGTAAATTCTCAAGTGCATTAAATACAACAACAAGAAAGTTACATAGTGGTATAGATGGCTATACTTTATCTGATGCTGCTTATTATAAAGTATTGTCATCAAGTAAAGAGATAACTCAATTCCCTATTTGGTATGTAGAAATGCCAGGTAATGTAGAACAAATTAAAAATACTATAGAACATTTTGCGACCCAAGAAGAAAACAAAGATAGAGGTGTAGTTGTTATGCTAGATCATACTATTCTTGTTAGAGGTAGGGCTGGTGAAATGGAGCGTCTTGTTTTAGTTGAACTTATGGTTATGGCTAATGCACTGAAGAAGAAGTATAAAATAGCATTTGTATTTTTATCTCAATTAAATAGAGAGATAGAACATGCAGATCGTGCAACTGAACCATCACAACAATTTCCTAAAAAGAAGGATTTATTTGGCGGTGATTCAGTTTATATGTTTTCAGATTTAGTTATGGTATCTATGAACCCTGAACAACTGGGATTAGAAACTTATGGCCCTAAATCATGGAATACTGCTGGTGCATTGTTTTGGCACTTCTTAAAAGTTAGAGAAGGTCAACCTTGTATAGCACGTATGAAAAATGAATTAATGTATAATCGTGTGGTCGATTATAATAATGAGAATGTTAATTATAAAATGAAATCAGATGACAAGACTATTTAAAAATTTACCTTGGTCTAAAAGATTCACTAATAGTAGTGATGTCGAGGTAACATATCATAATGGAAATGATTATGATGAATGTGTAAAAGCATTAGAAAAACTAGCCAGAAATATTGAGGATGCAAAAAGACCCGGCTATACTCAAGCTAATGGCGATGTATTGGCAAATTTTAGAAAAGCTGCAGAGTTAAGTGGAACAACTCCTATGCAAGCATGGAGTGTTTATTTCTATAAACATGTAGCTGCTATTATGTCTTATGCTAAGGATCCTTCGATCCCACAAGCAGAAAGTATTGATGGTAGATTTGCTGATGCAATGAATTATTTAAAATTAGGGTTTTATATATTAAACGAAAAAGAATAATATGGCAAATTTAGTAATTGTATGTGGAAAGTCTGGATCCGGCAAGTCCACCTCTAGTAGAGAATTGGATCCTAAAAGCACTTTTTATATAAATAGTGATCAAAAAGCATTACCCTTTAAAGGATGGAAAAAGAGTTATTCTAAAGAAAATAAGAATTACTCTAAAATCTCTTCTTTAGTTGAAGTATGTAATGTATTGAAAGCTATACCTGAAAAAGCTCCTCACATTAAAACTGTTGTTATCGATACTATTAATCGTATGATGACAGATAAAGTAATGGGAGAGAGACATATTAAGGGTTTTGAAAAGTGGACTCAATTATCTGGTGGTATATATGATGTATTTACTATCATTAACCAAATATTACCTGATGATGTTGATGTATTTGTATTAGCACACTCTGAAGAGGGTTACAATGATATGGGTGCTCAATATAAAAAGGTAATGACAGCTGGAAAACAATTAGATCGTATTGTTTTAGAGTCTATGTCAAGCGTTGTTTTATTTACTGAAGTTAAAGCTGATGGTAAAGGAAGCAATGAATATATGTTTCAGACACAATCTGACGGTGTTTCAACTGCGAAATCTCCTGAAGGTATGTTTGAGGACTATTTAATTCCTAACTGTTTACGTTCTATTAAGACAGTAATGGAAAAGTACTATAATGAATAATTAATCGATTAAATTTAAATATATGTATCAAATTAATCAGACTGTAAAGTCAGAGGGATCGTCATCCTCAATATTTCCGCTTGGTATAAGTGAGAATGTAGAAATGACGGGTGTTAGTGTTGACACGGCAAGTAATGGTAATGCTTTTCTAAAGTTTACCTTTAAATCAGAAGAAGGTTCTTCATTGAATCACTTCGAATGGCCAATAGACACAGCTAACGAAGGTTGGGAAAAGAAATTACAATCTCAAATGAAGAGAGTAAAACATATCCTAACTAAATTTATGGATGAAGGTAAGATAATTATTAATGCAGATTCTTTTGATAGTTTTGCAAAAACTGTAATCACTTTACTTGGTAATACTTATGTAGGTAAGAAACTAAGAGTAAAGACTGTTTATAGCTACAATAATTATGTATCTATTCCTAAATATGTTCCTTTTGTTGAAACTATGGACACAGATCCAACTAAATTAAATATTAGTAGTTTTGATAAGATGGAAAAAGATGAAGCTGATAATCCAGCTACATTAACTTCTACTGCATCGACTGGTGCAGCAGAGCCTGCAGAATCTGGTTTACCGTTTTAGGTAATATGATTTGAGGATAAAGGGAGGATTTATCTCCTCCCTTTTTCTTTTGGACTAATTTAATATTTTTAAGATATGTATAAAATTAATATTCAATTAACCAAAGAGGCTATTCTAAATAAACTCAGTGCATATCAAATTTTTAGTTATTATATAGGAAGAGATTTTAAGTCCGGTATAGTAATAAATAGTCCTTTTCGTCAAGATGACAAGCCTAGCTTTTCATTATTTGTAGATAGAAGAGGTACTATTAGATATAAAGATTTTGGTACTGGTGAATCTGGTGATTGTTTTAATTTTATACAAAAGAAATTTGGTGTAAATTTTTATGACTCACTAATTCAAATAAACAAAGATTTTAATTTAGAGTTAATGTATAGCCAACATGGTTATAAAACTAAAGAGTATTCAGGCTATCAAACTGATATTAAGCAATTAAATTTTACTCCTAAGAAATCAATAACTGTTAAAACACAGAAGTTTACTTTTGTAGATAAACATTATTGGGATCAATATGGTATTGATGAGAATTTACTTAAATTATATAATGTATTTTCTTGTAAATGTGTATTCGTAGGTGACAATACAGTCGCTACATATGTAAATAATAACCCTATTTATGGTTATTTATTTTATAAAGATAATGAATATACATGGAAGATTTATCGTCCACTTTCCCTAACAGGATACAAATGGATGAGCAATACTAATAGAACTATTTTTCAAGGATGGGATCAATTACCTACCAAAGGTAATATGTTAATTATCACTAAAGCATTAAAAGATGTTATGGTGTTAAGAACATTAGGCTACATAAGTGTAGCTCTACAAAATGAAATTGCGAATATTAAAGATACTGTTACTCGTGAATTATATGAGAGATTCAATGATATTTATATATTAAATGACTTTGATTATACTGGCGTAAGAGGCGCTAATAAGTTGCGGAAAATATATGGGTTTAAACCTATATTTCTACAAACTTTTAAAACAAGATCAAATGGATTTAAAGATATATCTGATTATAGAAAAGCTCATACAAGTGAAGAAACTAAATGTTTAATAAATAAATTAATAAGCGCATGGAAATTAAAAGAGAAAAAAGCGTAGAAAAAATTATTGGTGAAATGAAAACCAATAAATTTAAAATAGGAGAAGACTCGATGGGTATTATTATCGATTCTTTGATTAATTTATATTCTGATCCTATAGGTTCTATAGTAAGAGAAGTAACATCTAATTGTTATGATGCACACAGAGAGAAACGTCTTAAGAGAGAAGGTATTATACCTAGTACTCATGAAGATGTTCCTAAATACTGGCATCCTGACAATAAATGTCCTCAAATAGAATTTCAAGAAGAGAATATATTATTAGGTATTGGTAATGCAATGATATTTAGAGATTTTGGTATTGGATTAAGCCAACAAAGAGTAGAAACTATCTACACTATGTTTGGTAATTCAACTAAAAGAAGCGACAATTTACAAATCGGTGGGTTTGGTATTGGTGCTAAATCTCCATTTTCATATACTAATACATTTTATATTATAGCAAACCATAATGGTATTAAACACTCTTATATGCTATATAAAGGTAATGATGCATTTCATATGGATATGATAAAAGCAACGCCTACAGAGGATTTAAACTGCACTGAAGTCATTATCCCTATACAAGAGGATAAAGACCTTAGAACGTTTAAAAAGTCTATAGAACAGCAATTATTATATTTTGATGGACTGCAATACATAAATGTAGATGAAGGTCTAGGAGCTCATATAGATTCTATTCAAATAGATTATGAAGATGAAGATTTAATAGTGGCTTTAGGTTTAGAGAATACTGAGATTGATAAAAATTTACATTGTGTAGTTGGAAGAGTAAGATATCCATTAGATTTTAATCAATTAGATGGTATAGATGAAGATCGTGCTCCAGCTGCTCTTAAATTTGCTATTGGAGAAATCGATTTGGTTCCTTCAAGAGAGAATATTCGATATACTGATAGAACTAAAGAAGCTATTAAAGAGAAATTTAAAGCTGTTAGAGAAAGCTGTGTATATGATTGTAATAGAGAATTAAATAATGCTACTGATTTCTTACATTGGATTAAAATGGCTACTTCAATTAAGAAAAGTAAAAGAAGTTACTATGGACATAATTGGGTTAGTACATTTGAGGTAAGATCTCATCTTGCTGGGCTAACTCAAACAGATGTTAAGATGGAATTTCTTGGTTCTTTAAGTGTAAATCCTTTACAAGATAAAGCTATAGAAAAATTATTTATGGGTTTTACTATTGCTACTGTTAGCAAAGAAAGTCATCATAGTTATTCTGGTGGTTTTAAGGTCTCTAAAAAAGCGACTGATTGGGAAGATTTCTTAAAGTATCCTGTGTATTATCAAGAACAGGTATATGAAAAGAAAGAAGATGGTACTGATAAGCCTACTAAAACATTTAGGAAGCCTAAAGATATTACTATTCTTAATCATATAGCTGAAACTTCTACTAAGAAGTATATTCAATTAAGAAGGAATAGATGTGACCAAAAAGTAATTGATTCTGAAAAAGATTATGATTTATGGAATTCTAAATTGGAAGTAAGAGTTAAGGGAGTTATAATATCTGATTATGAGATTATGTGTAAACTAATTGATGGTTGTAAGCATAAATTTAAAATGTATGATGATGTTATTGTAACTAATGAAGATGAGTTAGAAGCTATGGGTGAATTTGAAACAGATCAGGAAAGAAGAAAGAGGTTAGGTAAATTATTTTGTAGAAGATATTATCAAGATAATAGTAATAATCCTAAATTTTGTAATATAGAAACCGATGGTGAAATTATGGGTAATTACAAAGATAAGGGTGGTATTATTATTTATGGTAATTCTAAAGATAATGATTTACTTAAAGCTGTTGGACAAATATGCAAACAAGGTGAAGATGCTTATAATCAATATTCAGTAGACTATGCAAGTCATACATTTTCTTTTGAAGCTGATGAAAAGAAGCGTCAAAAGTATTATAAGCATGACGGTGTAGTTATACTGAAAGTTGCTAATAGTATCAAGAACGAATTAAGTGAATTTATTAATGTTAATCAATTATTTGAAATGAAACATCATATTGTAAAAAGATGGTATACTGCTCATCTAATTAAGGAAAGAGTTGAAAATATTAATATGTTTCAAGTCTTTAAAACTCTTAATGAAGATCTCTTTTATAAGTGGAAAAAATTGCATAAATTGCATACTAATTACTATAATCAATTTAGAAGTTTGGGTTACACTGAAAAAGAAGCTTTAATCGATATGTGTACTAAGTATGATTGCAAAGATCACAAATCATTAGAAATTTTAGAAGAGCTAGAAGAATATGCCAAAGACCTATCAATTATTCAAAATTTAGGACAAGTTCAATCAAAAAATGATCAAACGATAATTAGAAATAAAGAATTGTTTTTATCATTAAGAACTTATTTAAAAAGTAAGAATAAAAAGACGGTTAAGTTTAAAAAATTAAATAAAATAAAAAAATGAATAATAGTTATTTAGTCTGTAAAGTTGATAAAGACCACGTTCAGGTCATTATCGATGGACTACCAAAAAGTATTTCTAGAAGCTTCTCTGAAGCTGATAAAGTTATTAAATTAGCTGAAAATTATAATAAATCTAGAGATAATGATGAACGTAATGCCATAATGGGCAAAGTTCAGGAGCTGCTAACTCCTGGACACCGAATTCAAAATCAAACTGATGGGAGATTTGAATTTGATGGTGGTAGGAAAATGTATCTTAAAGGTACTACTGATCCTATACCTAATTTTTTAGCAAAGAAATTAATGAAGTGGATGGAGGATGGAATTCCTTTAGACGGTTTAGTTAATTTCTGGAAGCATCTGTTATTAAATCCGGATAAAGCTGTTAGAAAGCAATTATATAGCTTTCTAGAGCACAATGGCCATCCAATAACAGACAAAGGGTATTTTCTTGCTTACAAAGCCTGTAAAGTTAAATCTAAGTACGATAAAACGACTGGGGAAGAAGTTGTTCAGTTCGAGTACAATGAAGACACTGGCGAAAGAGAAAAGAAATATACTCAATCATTAACTTTCGCACCTTATCACAGTGGCAGTCACGGAATGGTAATTAAAGTAGGTCAGCCTATTACAATGCCAAGAGAGGATTGTGACTCTAATCCAAATCAAACATGCTCTTCAGGCCTTCACGTGGGGTCTATGGAATATGTTCATGATTTTGGATATGATGATGGTGTAATATTAGAAGTATTAGTAAGTCCTCGTAATGTGGTGGCAGTGCCGTCAGATTACAATAACACTAAAATGAGATGCTGTGAATATTTTCCTATTGCTATTAGTAATGGTGAGAACGAGAATGTATATCTAGAATCTGATTATAGTGAATTCAATGCTCAATCTATGAAAAACGATTTGAAAGCATATGAGGAAGCTAAAAGAAAGCAAATAAATGATCTTGAAGCCGAATTGGCTCAAAATGATCGTTTAGCTGCTGAAATTTCTAAATAAGTTAATCAGGAAGGGGGTCCTAACGGGCTCCCTATTTCCTAAAATAAAAAATTATGGACAAAGTACTAATAACAATTCCAAAATTTATTACGCATATTGCTAAAACCAATACCAAGTATATAAAAATAAATGGTCAAAAGCTATTTACAGGTATGAACTATCACTTAAGGGCGTTAGTTGTAAGGAGAATGCATACTTATTTATCTCAATATATTCCACCAGTACTAGAGTTGGAAGACATTTTACCTATGAAGGTAAAGTTATATGTCTATACAACTATAAACCATGGTGATGTAAGAATGTTTAAGGGGCAATTAAGATGGAGAGCTCCTAAACCTGACTATGAACCTAAGTGGGATGTAGATAATTTATGGATATGGATCAAATGTTTTCAAGATACATTAGTAGAAATGGGAATGATTGAAGATGATAACTGTAAATTAATACCAAACTCTGGTGAAATTGAGTTTATACCGGTAGAAGATTTTGAAGATCGTAAATTAATTTTTGAATTAAGTAAATATAAAAAAGATGAATGAAGATCATGTTAGTCACTCCTCGTTGAGTGCATTAAGTGTTAGCCCTAGGTATTTCCAGAAATATAAGGCTAGAGAATTGCATAAAGATAGTAAGGCTTTTGATTTAGGGTCTGCAATTCATTGTTATGTTTTAGAACATGCAGAGTTTAATAATAGATATGTAGTATCTCATTCTAATCCTGTAGGAGGTATGATGGGCACATTTATTGAATCATATGTAGAAGCGGAAGCTGTTATGATTAATGAACATATGCCAAAACAATTAAAAATAGACGGTTATCAAACACTACATGAATTGTGTTATGATAAAGCAGGATTTAAAACGGCATTAGAAACCGTGTTAAAGAAGTTTAATTCTGACGAGAATCAAGCTTATTTCAAATTTCTAAAAGAAAATTCGGGTAAAACTGTGTTATCTCAGGACGATATGGAAGTTGTAAAAAATTGTTACGACAAACTTATTGAACATCAGATGACACATCCGCTATTGTTTCCTGATGAGGACAAAGATGGAAAACCTGAGTTTGAAATTTCTTGGATTTACAAAGATGTTAATGTAAAATCCATTATTGATAATTTAATACTTGATGTAGAGAATAAAAAAATTGATATCATAGACTTGAAAACTACTTCAAAGTCGGTTTATAATTTTAGTAGGTCATATTTTACTTACGGATATTATAGACAAATGGCTATTTACAAACTAGCAGTAAATAGTTATTTAGAGACTCTTGGCATAGATATTCAAGACTATGATATTAATTCTTATATTGTTGTAGTTCAAACTACAGGTCTACATGAATGTGTTGCTTTCAAGCCAAATGCAACAGATTTATCCATTGGTATGGATGAATTTGATGATTTAGTCGAAAGATATAAATGGCATGTAAGCAAAAACCTTTGGGATTTTCCAAAGGAGTATTATGACAATGATGGAATTATTAACTTAAAGTTATCGGATGAAAATATCTCAAGAATTAAGGAGAATTGCTGATAAAGTTAAACCAACTAAAACTGTAGATTTTATATTTCCACTGACTGGATATGATAAGGTAGATCTAGCTCCCTATTTAGTAAATGCTTATCTTGGTGATAAGGATATGTTAGATTGGGATCTAGAATCTCCTGATGTTTTCGTGTTAATGAAATATTACGGTAATCGTCATTTTATGCGTTTAGAAAAGAAGATAGAAGAAGATAAATATTTTAAAACCTCATATAATTTATGGGGTGGTAAATATATAATGTTTGTCTTTAATATATCTCCTTCTTTTAAACCAGACTATGATAAGTTTTTAGATGGTAAATATTCACAACTTTCCGATCCCGCTAAAATTCGTATTATGAGACATCGCGCTCCTAATAGCCCAATGCCCTTGATCCTGGATAAGGATAGCTCGTTAAAAATATACTGGGAAGATAGACTTGGTGTAAATTTATCAGCAGATGATGAAGTTTGGCCTATTGTAAGTAGAGGTGATGAGTTCTTTGATAGAAATGAATTTAAGAAATTGATGGGTATAGTAGATATTCCTGGTTTATACTAGGATATCTACTTCTCATCGCTAGGCCCCATGATGTATCGTATCATTGTGTTTTTTTTAGCTGCACGGCTGCTCTTTATTTTCTCAAAATTATCTTGCATTTTTTTTATATCTATACATAGCTCATACTCTTCTGTTGACTCAAAATAATCTAATAATACATTAAATACATTTGACTCATTATAGTCACTAAGTAACCAGAATAGATTATCTGGAAATATACTAAAGTCATAATTACTTACAAGAAGTTTGTAAGTATTGATCATAGAAGATCTTCTTATAGCTTCCTTCTCTTCGTCGGAAAACTCTTCTTCATATTCATTTTCATACTCTTTCATTAATTTAGGTGGAACCAGCTTAACTTATCTTTTGCTTGTGCGCCTATCTGTGTTAATGGGAACGTTTTATATATCTTTGAATATATTTTAGGATCCCCTTTATCCCACATACCGGTCTTTCTTTTATATCTTTCTATATCCTGTCCCATCATAATAGATCCTGTATCAGATAGTAACTGACCTACTAGATTTACTAATACTTCTAAAGATGTTATACTAGCTGCAGGAGACTTTAATACATTAAACGTTTCTGGTAACCAGGAGAAGAATAATAGCTCTTGTTTCATTCTATGCACTGTGTATAAAGATTGGTAATATACATATCCCTTTTCATCTTCATCTCCGCTTCTTATAAGACCTGAAAGCGCTAATAAAGTAAAGAAGGCTGCTACTTCACCTATAGTACGTTTTACATTTTGTTTTTGCCATGTATCTAACTCATTCCACTTTTCTTTTATAGTATACATTTTAAGCTTAGCTATATCAAACTTTAGTTGATTTATAAAACGTAATGTAGTAATATAATTACCCTCTACATATGATTTTAATCTCTCATTCCATTCAGGGCCTTTAAATTCAGACTTTTTATCATACCATAGTTTTTCCATACCTTCAAATCTTCTTGCAAATCCTGATGGCATCCACTTACGTAATTGCATTACCCACCTACCTGCTGCATATTGTTGTATAGCATTTCGATCTTTTTGGTTATATATACCATGTAATCTCTGATAGACTCCTTGTACTCTTTCTTTAAATATTGCTCTATCAGTTTCAGTAAACTGCTCAGCAACTTCTTCATTAAGTATTAATTTGTCATTAACTACTTTATGAGCATCCCACAGATTTATTGTTTTACCATTAGCTAGTTTAAATGTTTTTTCTAAAGCCATCGACATAAATAACTGACTCTGTAACATATGTTCCCCCATTGTCATCATAAAGAAGAATGCACCTGTATGCATACCACGCATAGCTAATGATTTATGTTTAATTCTATTACCAAACTCATCAAAATGTTGTAATACATTGTAATACTCATTCATAAGGCCTACTTTAGAAGTAGGAACTCTACCTACAGTATCTTTTAATATACCTGATAAATTACCCCAATAGAATGTTTTAGCTTTAATAAAATTCTTTTTACCAAAATATTGTCCCGCAAAAGATTCTATAGTATTCATTAAATTACCAAATGCTACGTTTACATAACCAGCATGTGGATTTAACGCCAATACTCTTAAACTATTGTACGACAAGAAACCATCCATTATCTTATCCATGGTAACTTTCTTTCCTGCTATAGTCATTACATCTGAACTTTTCTTCTTTCTTTCTCCGTAAACAACCATATTTAAATAATCGACTAATCTATTATAAGCTAAAGATTGAACACCTTCTGTTGTAACCTGTGCATCTGTAACATTATCAATAACAGGCATACCAGCTTTAAGTTTACTAACTTTTCTTGTTCTTAGTAATTCTTTTGTTAGTTCTAACTCTGCTATTATTTCATTCATTTGCTGATTGTTTACAGCCATAGTATAATACATAGATAATGCGCTTGATAGATCATAAGAAACATCTTCAGGATTTAACATACCTTCTTCTGTCCCGATCTTTTCACTATAATGTATAGGTACATAATGCATAGCATCTCCTTTTTCGTCTACATTTTCTTTATATTCTGTTTCATCTTCTAGTATAGTAAACTTTTGTAGCGCTGCTTCTTTTATTGCGTTCCATCCTCCTTTTAATCCAACAAAACCTGCAGTCTCCATAAACTTCTCTTGTGGAGTCTTTCTTAACCCAGGTAACATAAGACCTCTTCTAGCAAAAGATGGTAATATACTCTGTGCATATTTATACTGCTCAATAAAGTAATCGTAAAAAGCTCTTGTAGGATGTGATTCAGGTAACTTCATTAATGCTGCATACTTTGGATCCTCTACAAACTCATTATTCTCAAAGAATTCATTCCAAAGTCTGCTTGTAATAGCTTCTCCGGCTGCTTTCTTTGCTTGTATAAAATCATATTTCTTTTGTCTAAATGCATATGATTGTGGCCCTACTATATGTCCTGTAGGTTTTCCTTCATGCATTTCTAGTATCGGTTCAAAGAGCTCAACATAATTAGTAACACTAGCACCCTCCTGGGCTCTATGCTCTTCGAATGTTTTTAACATGTCTAGCATACCTTTTTCTTTTCCTTGGCCATACTCTAGATTGTATTTAGCTTCCTGGACTATATTTCTTTTTATAGCAACATGCTTATCAATCATTGCTAACTCTGTCATCGAAGAGTCTGCTAATGCATTTAACCATCTAGCTAAATAATTAATATCTCGACTAGCTTTAATAAGCTCTGCTTCCATCTTTACTTTAGTCATCCCTGGTTTAGTGCTATACTTCGTTAAAAAGTCTGCAATAATAGGCCTACCTAATGCTTTATATAACTCTTCTACCTGCTGTCTTTTCAGTACTGCGGGTGCTACATATGTATTAATTAAATTTTCATAACCTGTTTTACCTAATGATGGGGCTAACAATGTCATCTCATCTAATATTTCATATGCTGATACATAGTTTCTTATTTCTGCTAGATTTCTAGCTGTAACTGCATCATCTTTTTGTAGTTGTAATAATCTTTTATGCGCATCATTTATTTCTTGTAGTGCTCTTTTTACAAATAATACAATACCTTCTTTTTCGCTTACTTCTTCTAGTTGCTTAGATAGATCTTGCATAGCTGTTAGATAATTAGGATTTCCAGACTTTTTATATTTATCTATTTTTTTCCTTATAACATTTTTAGCTTGTTGCAATACTCTAACTGTAGCATCTTTTTCTTTTAACTCTTCTGCTACTCCTGTAGATTCAGGATTAAGTTTTTTAAGAACATTCGATACTATAGTATTATCAATAGGTTTTAAATTGTTTAATTTATTTAATACCGGTGATGTTGCGCTAGGAAATGAAATAGATGTATAATTTATATTACCTGTTTCTGGGGTTATATTAACACCTACCTCTAATGGTTGTACTCTTATACCGTCTACCCTTATACCTTTTTTCTCTAGTATATATTTATATAGCGAAAGTTGTAACCTATATTGATTTAATATAGTATTAGGTACACCTGATAAAGCGTATTTAAAATTAGGTAATCTTTTTTCTAACTCCACCAGCTTTCCAAGTACTTTACTTTTAAAGTCGTGTAAATATATTCTACCACTGCTTGTCTGCTCTATAACATCTATTGTACCTGCTAACAGATTATTCATATCAGCTATTTTAACTTCTGCATATAGCTTACTACCTTTATTCATTTTATCTTGAACCCAAGTTCTTAATAATGATAAAGAAGATTTAATGGCTTTTTTACTTTTTGGATCTATATTAACAGAATCCATAATTTGTTCATTATTTTTACCGTTTATAATAGCTTCCATTACTTTATGGATTTCTGTGCCACCCTCTTGTAAGAAACTCCATAGATTTAATACTCTTTCTGCAGAATTAAATACATCTCCTTTATTTCTATTTGCTTTAGCTACTTTAGATGCCATCTCTTCTTCCGCAAATGCATCGGTAAAGTAATCCTGTACACCAGTTACTCTTGTTAACTGTACTCCATCTTTAGTATAGAAATTATTTTCTCCTGTTGGTTCAGTTATTCTATTACTATCTGCTAATAACTCTGTTATATAGTCAGATTGATTCCATGATGCTCTTCTTTGTAACAGTGCTTTACCTTTATCTCCTAATTCTTTTAGTTGTTTAGAAGTAAAATCAAAAACACTTAAACTTTTTCCTACTTTATTTAATACACCCTCTCCTAATTTTCCTGCACCATCCATTATACCCCCTATACTATAGTATTTTTGTATAGTATTAGTTCGTAATAAATTAACATCTAACCCTAATGAGCTTCCAGTTAAAACTTGTCTAGCTTTTTGGCCAAAAACATCTCGAATATGTCTATTTAACTCAGTATTTGCAGACTCTCCTACAAAAATAGATCTAATTCTGTCCCATAACTTCTGTAATAGTCCTAAAAATCCTCTATATTCTTTAACAAATTGATTTTCTGTTCCAATACTAAAGCCTTTTCCTTGATAATATTCAGAAACAATGTATTTTCCTAGTATTTTACCTGCAGTTTCTTTTTTAAACTCTTCCGGATTGTTATAGACTTCTGCATAATCTCTTAATACTTCACCGTGTAAATTAGTTTTAGCGGCTAAATCCATTAATCTCTTAACAATAGCCTTATCTTTTAACATTTCTATAAAAAAGTGAGCTGTTTCTTCTGGTACAGTATATCTATCTCTTCTGTTTGATAGATGTATTACTTTATGCATTATATCTGCTACACCTAAAGCATCTTTTCCTGTCTTAGTTTTTAATACATTATAAGTTTTTTGATTAATATTAAATTCTTTTTTTAACCATGTCAATAATCTATTTTCTAGATCTTGTATTTTTGTTTCTAGTACCTTTTCAGCTGCAAGTTGTGGCATGCCTAATAAGTCGTCTATAGATTCTGTAGCTTCAGTACTATTAGGAGGTAAATTCTCTAGTTGTTGTGATATATTTTGTTTATGTTTAGTAGTATTCATTGGATGTATACTTTCAATTAGCGCATCCTTACTAGTCATCTCAACAAATTTATAACGTTCTCCTAATGGTTGTATTTCTTGGTAAATAGCTCCTGCTTCTCGTACACTATGTAACTGAAATAATCTCCATTTACCTTCATATGTTTTAAAATATTCTACATATGCTTTTGTTCCAGGGCTATCTTTAAGTAAGATATCACTAGAAGCTTCTTGGTGAATAAAATAATGGTTTTTACTTAACCCTAAGTCTTTTACCATATTATTATGAACTAAAGCTGTTTTATCTACTGTTAGTAGTAATCCAGGGTCTTTATAAGCATTTCTGATTATCTGTCGAGCTGCATTGTCGTCAAAGTAATTAGAATATTCCATTGTTCGTACTTCTTTTCTAAAGAAATTACTTAATGAATCTCTAGTTTCTGATTTATTAGACCAGTATGAGTTAGGTATTAGATCTACAAATGTATTAGGCCCTGTTGATATAAAACCGGAAGTAATAATAGAATAAAGAACTAATGCTTCTGCCATCCTTCTTACCTCTACATCCTTAGTTACATTAGGATCTAGTAATTGCTCCCATCTATCTGTTATTGCAGATTTTTGAGATGCATCTAACTTACTAGCATTATTAAAAGCTAGTAATTTTATAAATCTATTTTTACCTGTATTTTCTCTATGCGCAAATAACATTCCAAAAAACTTATCATTGAACATGTTTTTTCTAGATCTAAGATTTAAAAATCTAGATACTGTTGATTCTGATAATGTAAACAATCTCTTTTTAACTAAAGACATGTCTGATTTCCCCTCTGTATAAAATAAATTACCTAAAGGTGATTCAGGTTGAGTAAATACATAGTATAAAGCCAAACTATTTATAGTTTCAATTAGCTCTTGTGATAGTACTCCATCTTGTTGTCCTGTATATTTAGCTATACTTCTCTTTAATTCTAAAAACCCTTCTTTATTAAAAGGTATAAAGTAACTAGTAACATTGATAGCCTCATCTATACCAAATTTTATAAACGCTTCTGTTCTTTTTGGCATTTTACCTATATTTATATAAGATGATGTACTTTTTAGATGGCCTTCAGCATTTTTAAAAGCTTCTAAATAACTTAACCTACTAAAATTCTTCAAACCTTCAGGGTTTAAAAGCATATTAAGCTTAGAAATATCCCTAGCAATATCTAAATAATTAAAAAAGTCAGCTAATAATTGAGCTTGTTGTACTTTATTAGCCCTTTCTCCTCCTTTAGTATGGTTTAAGGATTTCTTTAATGATGCAGCGCTTGGTGTAAAGAATCTATCTTCACCAAATAGTTTTTTAGCTTCTAAAAATTCTTGTTTAACCCCCCATTCTTCCGCTACTCTTTCTGCTAACTTGATGTCAGATACACTGTCCGTATTTGTAGCTTTACTTTTTTGATACTGTTTAATCATAGGCTGATTTATAAAATCTAGAGAAGCTCTCCCAGGAACCCCAACTCTATTTAATAACATCTTTACGCCGTGGTTATATACTGTAACACCTGCGGGGCCTATTCTTTGATTTTTAGCATTATCAATAGATTCATTTTGGTCATCTTTTATATGATCAGAAATATAGTTACCTTCAAAATCATAAATATTACTTAAGCTTGTATGCTCTTGTCCTTTTTTAGAATTAAAATAAACTTGTGCACCATCTTTTAATGTAACCTCCATATCCTGTGCTAAAGCATGAGATGTAGAATTCATTGAAAATAAACCAATCAACATAGCAGCATCTTTATTTATTTTTTCTAAATACATATCTGCAGCCGGTGTAAATACGTCGAAGTCTGATATATCTTGTGTAATACCTGCTTCTCTATAATCTTTTATAGCCTCTTTATATGTATTAGAATCTAAAGGTGTTAGTATTTCTTTTACAGAATGTTTAGAAGATAATATACTATGAGATATATCAAATAAAGCTTGATTAACAGCTTGATCTGATAATCCTTCAAAAGATTTTTTAGTTCTATACTGCCCTATTTTAAATGCAGCTTCTCTTTTCTTATCTTTTGTTAGTTCTGGAAACATGATATACATCTTATCTATATCAAAATCTGACCCCATTATAGTCGTTATTTCTGCAGGTAATTGTATAATAGATCCCATATTTTGTGGTAAAATCTTAACTACTTTTAAAGATAGCATGGAGTTTTTACCTTGTGTTGGTATACGATATCCTACTAATTCTAGTAAAGTTTGATCTACTTCTGATAAATTATCTCCTACTCTTAATCCTAATTTGTGTACTAAATCATATGGTAATGCAACTTCTGCATACACACCTCCATTACTATTAGCTTTTATCTGAAGCTCATTTGTAAGTGACCATCCAAAATCCGCTACTTGTACTGCAGACATTCCTTTGGCTTTTTGTTTCAATATATTATTCTTAAATAATGATAGTAATATATTTTCAAATCTTTTAGAAAAAGTAGGGAATGCCATAGGCGTTACGTATCCATAAGCATCAACATCATCTATTAATTGTTCTATATCTAAAGCTAAAAAGTAATTATCTGGTAATTCTCTTTCTTGTAACATTTGGTATACTTCATTCTTAACTTTTTTTAAGAATTTTAATTGTGCAATACCAAATTCTTTATTAGATAAATTATTTCTATCAGCTAAAATATCCATAAAAGCTTTATAACCTATCTTACGTGAAAGTTTATTAGAAGATCTCTCTATTTTTTCATACCATAAATCATTATATAATGTTTTAACTTCTTCTCCTAATAATCTATCCCCATTAGGTAACACATAGCTAGCATCATTTTCTATATTAGAAGGTAATAATTTAGCAAACTGCGATCCAAATAGTGGGTCTTTAGCTTTAGTTGTAATAATTTGCGGCGAACCTAAGTATTTAGTATCTAACACTTCTACATTTACATTATCCAGATCTTGTAAATTAGATATACCTGATATACCTACCTTAACTCCACTTTCAAAATTAATCATATCTATAGGTTGCATACCTTTGTACTTACCTGTAGCCTCCATACGTTGTCTTAAGTCATCTAATGTAGTTATATCATTCTCTGCAAAAATCTCGGTATAACCTCTCATTAATGGTATTGTAGAGTGTTTAATTTGTTTAAATACTATAGTTTCATTATTATGTCCATCATTTTCTAAGACTTCTCCAAAGAAATATGTTTTTAAAGGGTCTAATAAAAGTCCTTGTTCAGCCTTTCCTCCCATTAGCCCTTTTTTCCAATACGTTTCATATGCAGTTTCATGTTCTTTAGACCACTTACCTTGAGACTCCATTTGTCTTTTATGGAATTCTAATGTTGTATAACCTTGTGCATCTGTTTTTAGAACTTCTTCATAAGATGAAGCTATTATTTTAGCTTCTTTAGGATTTACCCCAGCTTTTGTTAATATTTTTTCAAACCTTTCTACAGTTTCTGGACTTCTTTTTATTATATCCCGTACTACTGCGTGTGTAAATTTAGGTTTAGCTCCGTAATCATGCTCTTCATTATAAGTAAGATTCATTTTAGGAGTTACGGACTGATACTGTCTTTTACCAGCATCGATCATAGGATTACCTTGTCTATCTGTTTTATAGAATGCTAGGTCTGGACCAAATATAGTATTTATATAAGGTTTCATTACTATATCGTTTACAGCAAACTCAACTATTGCTAGTGTAATATCTTTCCCAACACTTTTACCTGAAATAGCCTGCATTGGTAGATTAATATTGTGTATTTCTTTACCAACTTTAACTATCGCTTTAGCTTCAACAAAAGCATCTATTGTTTTTCTTATTTGTTTAGAAACATAACTTCTTAAGTAGCCGTCTAACTTACTACTTAAAGTGTTATACACTTCTAGATCTGAGTTGTTAGTAGTAGATATAGCTTCTAATCTATTTGTTTCTGCATTAAATAGTTCAGAGTTATTAAGATCTCTGAAGAACATAAACTTTAATCCATTACCATCTTTATCCCCAGGCTCATTTCTATAATGTAGATTTTTTACTTGGTGTTTTAAATCCATATCTATATCAAATAACTGTCGTTCTATTTTTGATATACGAGCATATTCACCTAATGCTAAAGGGCGCATAAGTTCAACAGCAGTTTCTACAAATCCTTCTACACCTAGTTTAGTAGATTTCCACATTCCAAAGCTTTTATTCTTTGGATGTATTTTTGGTAATGTTAAAAACTTAAACTGACCTTTATCAGACTTAGTCCCTGTACTAAATTCTGCAAATCTATTACCACTGTTATTAAACATAGAGAATCGGGATAAAGCAGATAAGTTTTCAGTCATTCGATCATAAGCAGTAGCTCTACCAAAAGTTCCTTTTTCTTTTATAACATCAAATGTACTTAACTGAAAGTTATTTCTTACATCAGGATGTTTTAATATCATGTCTAATATAACATGCGATACATTTGAATTTGGTTTATAGAATATATCTTTAAAGTATTTACCTATAGCTTGTTTGTATGTTTCTTCAGATCTTAAAGCTAATGTCTTTTCTGAATCATATGTATTTAAATTAATAGAATATATACTTTTTCTATTACCTCCTATAAAAGAAGATAAGTAAGAGTCTATTTTATATTGAGAAACAAACTTGGCAAGCTTTCCTAATGCTCCCATTTCCATATTATTTGCCATATAAGGACTTATACCCCTTGCTAAATTTTTAAATACATATTGGAAAGAGTTAGATCCATACATATATTTATGAAGACTTTCTACTGTAATAGAATTATCACTAAATAAATCACTCTTCATATTCTGAGGTAGTATTATTCCTATGCTTTTTAAAACTTTCATCATAGGAACCATATATTCTTTTTTACCTTCAGTTTGTTTTGATATACTGTTTACATTTCTATATTTATTATGTATGTCTACTAAATCTTTTTCAATAATTGCTTGAAACTCTTTAGCTATTTCAGTATCTATTGTATCATTTTCTCCGTTAACTTCTTTAAATATAGGTGAAGTAGACTTACCACTCATCCAATCATTAATGATCTGTCTTTCTAGCCCATTACGGTTTGTATACATAACTTTAACAGTTCCATTATTATCAATAACTAATGTTTTAAATGCTATGTTTTGTTTATTAAAATGTGTAATAAATTTATTTTGCCATGCAGGACTAGCTTCTGTGTATTTTTGTAACACTTGAGGTACTAATTCATGCTGTAATGTTTTTAGTTTTTCTAAAACCCTACCTTCTGGAGCGTTAGATAAGTTTAAAGCAAGATAGTTATATACATCATCAAATGGTACAAATCTATATTTACCTAACAACTTTCCTTTTTCTTTAGATTCTATAAAACTTAATCCTATTTTAACATCTTTAGATAATGTATCTTTAACAGGTCTAAAATAATAATTTATACCGTGTATTCTTTCTTGTGCTTGAGGTTCAGTCTCTTGTACTATATCATTAACCTCATTAGCATCAAGATCATCTGTCATTTCTTGTCCTCTATATGTAGTATACTTTACACCAAATAATGGTTGTAAGTTTTGTATAGCAAGCTTCTTAAAGCCTGGAGAGGTTAGATTATGCAATGCATCTGTTCTGATACCCCATAAAGAGTCATCAGTTATTCGTAGATAATTTTCTCCTATACTTTTTACCCTTTCACTTATTCCTGGAGTTTCTAATATCTTTTTACCTATAGCTTTATATTGCTTTCTTAGAGTATCATAGAATATATCTAGTTGTTTTTGGTCTTTAAGGTAAGATTCAAAAGATACATTATCTTCTTTTGCTTTAACTTGCAGTGCAGAATATAGATCATGGTTTATATTACCTACAACCTCTTCAACAAATTCTTGTGGCATAGGCTGTCCTTCTTTATTATACATTTGTCTAAGCTGTTCATTTTCTACATTAGATAGCTTAGCTAATTCTGCCTGTGTATAATTTTTATATTTTGTATCTCTTATATTTCTAAATAATCTTTCTATACTGCTATTTAAACCTACAAAGTTTTTAATTGCATACCATAATTCTTTAAAGAATCTTTTTATAGCGCCTTTAAAAGAAGGGTCTTTTTCGTTGAGCATAAACTCCATAAAGTTCTTTGCTAACTCTGTTTCTAACTGCTCTACAGATAAATTTTTATTCTCTAGAATACTAATAGATTTTCCATAAGTCATTGAAGCTTCCATCAATACCATTGTTTTCTCTTCTTCAGATAAATGTATATCAAAAACTCTTCTAAAAGCTTCCCAGTATGCTGTACCTTCTTTACCTTCTCGTGCTAATGTAACTAAACCATTTTTATAAAAACCCCAAGCATTTCTACCCTTTGATACTCTTATCCATTTTACTCTTTCTAATACATTTACACCCTCTTTTCCAAACTTTTCTTTAAACCATGTTACTTCTTCTTGTGTAAGCATATTATATGAAGGCGGACTAACAAGATCAGCTTCTCGTAACTTAATCCCCGGTAAATCAATATCATCTATATTGTCTATATCATTTTTAGTCTTAGGTTTTTTCTTGTTATTCTCAATTAAATCATCTATAGACATAGTAGCTTCATTCTCTATAGCGCTTATAACATCTTCATCTAATTGAGGTTCGGTAAATTCTTTTACTTCTTGTTTAGTTAGCTCAGCTTTTTGAAAAGGTAAACTAATTTTAGTAGTATCATCTACGACTTCTGTATATATAATAGAATGATGGAATTTAGCAGAAGTTCCTCCCGGAATATCTGTAGTTACAACTCTTATATTAGGATCCGATAAATACTCTAAATAATTTTTATACTCTAGATTATTTATTGGGCTCATATAAGGCTCATTAACATTTAATTCATGTCCCTGTACATTATATTTTTTTGTTTTTAAATGCTCAATAAATACATTTCTATTATCAACTAAATTCTGTGAAGAAAAATCTTTACTATCTCTTAATATTTTTTGTACAGTTTCTCCCGATGTTCTTTGTACTTGGCCTGAAGATTGTATTAATCCTTGTTGGTCATATAAAATATATTTGTAAGGCTTTCCCGTTATAAATTTTTCAAAGTTACTTATTTGATCGCTTCCTTCCGGATGGATTTGTAGACCAATCATTTTTCCTGAATATGGAAATTTAATTCTATAATTATCCATAGCAAGCTGAGTATCTTCTTCAAGTTTACCATAAACTTGTACAATTTTATTTACCTGTGCTCTCCTATCTTCTTCTGATAGTTTATTATCTAAAATAATCTCTACTACTTTATTAGCAGCTGTATTATTTAGATTAGAAGTTTCTAATCTTATAGGTATTACTCTTCCGCTAGCAGATTTTATTGCTGCATATATAGTACCGTTTTCTACAAATTGAGAATTAGCAACAGATACAGTAGAGTTAGGTACACGTACAGTTCCATCAATACCATACCCTAAAACAAGATCTGGCCCTAACACTTCTATAGATTGCTTAAGAGATATACCACGTTTTTTTAGATTAGTAACAAAGCCATCAGTTTTACCTGCAATTTTAGCTTTAATATCCATAGGTCTATTACCTTTTAAAGCTTCGGCTATATTTTTTCTTAGCAATAAGTTTTGTTTAAAAGAAGCTGTACCACCTCTCATAATCGAAACAACAGTTTCTGGATTCGCTGCTAATCTTACAGTAATTATTACATCATTAGAATCTTTACTTTTATAATATTGCCAATTAGGTTCTACTCTTAATATAACATCTGTCCCAACCCCTGTATCTGGATTGTTAGCTACATCAAAATCAACAATATCTGCTTGATTAGTTGACCCTGGATACACAACCATAACAGCATTCTCTCTTTTTTTAGTCTTAGGATTAACAACCGTATATCTAATTTGTTTTTCTTTGTTTACTATAATACGATTACCCTCTCTCATGACTTGATTGTTCATGTTTTTTCTAGGCTCATTGTACCATACAGATGTTACAGTTCCTGAACCAGGAGATTGTTTATCAAGATTATCTAGCTGTGTTGGAGATAAAAAAGATTCGGGTATAATTCTATACGCAGCGCCATTAGATCTAGAAAACATTGGAACACTATTACCGTTTATATCCACGGCTTGTACCCATAAAGGGCTAGCTTTAGTACCTAGATTAACACCTATATATTGAGGAGTCCATGCTTGAGGGTACGCCTTATCTAGTTCTATTTTATTTTTATTAGTAGCTGTAGGATTAGTAACTGCTTTACTTCTAGGTGCTTTTATCTTCCCAGGCTCTTGTTGATTAACTGAAGAGTCTATAAGATCTACAGTTTTTTCAGGATTAGATTTAGAGTCTTTTAATAAATTGTCTATACTTTCGCTTGTTTCTTCTTTTAAATTATCTTCTCTCTTTTTAGCCTCTTCTTCTATAATTTTTTCAGCGTTTGCTTTATCTACTTGTAAAGCATCATTATTTATATCATCTATTATTTCTTTCTTCTCCTTCTCAGTTACTTTTGCACGATCTACATTAACTATTGCGCTAGCAGATTGTGCTGAAGCTGTTATTTTTTCTTCCTTTTTTGCGGGGTCTTCGACTCCCTCAACTTCTTGAGAAACGCTGGCTGCTTGACCGGGGGTACCGCTAAGAGCTTCTTTTGAAGTTTCGGTGGGAGTAACATTATAAGTTGTTGTAGATTCATTAAATTCTTTTTTTATTTTATTAATTTCTTCTTGTATCTTATTACTTAAGATCGCATTAGCTAAATGCTTTAAAGACTTACCTTCTTTAGTACTGCCTTTAACTTTTTTACCTGTCTCCTGGTTATACACCACTAGGTCATAACCTTTTGGTGTTTTTTCATAGACTGCATAATGAATAGTATCTCCCAAATCTAAGGAATTTTCTTCATTATTCAAAGATGCAAACTTAGATATTTTTACAGCTTCTAGAGTTTCTATAACTCTAGCTATGTCTAATACAATACCTGGAGTAGTTATTGTAATATCATGTCCTAACCATCTAGTTAGTGTAACAGCTGTAGGCATACCCTCTGAATTATACTTAATAGCATCAGTTGGATTTTCTTTAAGGTTACTATAATAAGATCCTTTTATATTAAAAGTTCTACCATCTTCTTCTATAGTAATAGGTACTGTTGTTGTATTTTTTAATACAATCATATCTAAATTAAACAGTATGTCAACATCTTTTGTTATGGCTGTTTTATGTTGATTCTCATCTTCAAAAAATAATGTACCACTCTCTGTATAAATTACTCCTATACGATCATTCCACATTACTTGTACTGAAGGAATAAAGTTATCAAATAACTTATCCCATTGCCAGTTTAAAGATTCAGGTATACCATATTTATATCTTGCTATAAATTTACCTAAATTTTTACCCCAGTTATAGTCTCGTTGTTTAGCTCTTTGTTGTTTTTCTGATAAAGGATTTCCTTTACTATCCTTATGTATACCCTCAACACCCCAAATTTCATTTAATAAACGCATAACTTCGTTTATAACTTTTTCAGAGTTCTCTATTTCTTTACCTTCTTTAACAGCTTCATTAACTTCTTGACTTGCTTTTCTTAAGTTATCTATAGATGCTTGTAATTCTAACTGATCTTTTCTAGATTTCCAGCTTGCAATAAGAGGCCTTGAAGCTTCTCTTACTTCTTTATTATCTTGATACTCATCTAAAAATATATCTATTTGATCTTGTGTAGTAGCCGGATTAGATAGTAAATCCATCAAATCCTGTATACTAGCATCATTCTGCGTTTCTCTTGCGTTCTTTTTTGTAATAGAATTCCATCTGCTTTCAATATCTGCACGATCTAATCTATCCATCTTAAGCTTTTTCTTAAGCTCTTTATCACTTAATAATGCATCTTCTATTTTATCTGACTTTTGTTTTACTGTAAATTCAAAATTACCACTTAGTATTTCATTTAATTGTTTCCATGCTGCTAATCTATTTGCTTTATATATTTGTTTTTGATTAGCTAATTGTACTACATCATTTCTATTAGTCTGATTTAAATATTCTTGCTCTTCTTTAAATTTATCTTCAGTATAAGTTTCTTTAGAATTTTTTTCTAGATCTGCTCCTTCTTGAGTTAGTAATTTTAGTTCTGCATTATAATTATCTTTCCACTGCATAAAGTTAGCAATAGTAGAATCATTTTGAGCTTTTTCTTCTTTGGTTATATTAGGAGTAGCATTATCGTTTTCTAAGTTTTCAATTATAGTTTCTACTTTTTCTAAAGTCTGCTTCAAACTAGCAATATTAGTTTGTATTTCTCTACGTTTTTTAGTGTTTACACCAATTTGAGACTTTTCTTCAGCTATTTTAGTGTTTTCTTGAGATTCTGTTATTCTACTATCTATGTCTTGCATTAATTCACTATACATATCCATAGCCATTTCTAGTTCTGTAACAGCTCTTGCTGCTCCAGCACCATACTCATTACCAAATATTCTATTACTATAATTTCTATAGCGTTTTTCAGCCTGATTAATAGTTTCAACTATTTCTTTTTTAGTAGTATTTAACTGTTCTTGTGTAATACCATTATCTAAAAGAATTGCGTCAAAATTTTCATCATTTATTTGTTCTAATAGTAAATCTACAGTTCCAGCTTGAGATGCGTTTAATCCTAAGTTTACTGCAAGCATTCTATTTTGTAGCTTAACACCTTCAACATCTCCCTTATCTTGTGCTTCATTTCTTTTATTTAGAGAATTTATTATAAACTCTTGTCTTTTACCAATCTCTTCTATCTGTCTTTGTTGACGTGCTTTATTAGTTTTTCTATTATAAAGACCCCCAAGCATAGTAAATCCACCACCACCCATAGCCCCGAATAGTGTAGAAGCCCAATACGAACCATCTTGAGAATATGCACTCTTTCTATTTTCTGGTCCTAAAAACATACT